AGGTTACACCTATTCAGGACAAACTAGATAATGGCTGACGCTGTAACTAGTCAAACGATAACGGATGTTACTGGTTCCAAAACGGTAATGAAATTTACCAATAAGAGTGATGGAACAGGAGAGAGTTTAGTAGTAAAATTGGATGCAAGTGCATTAAACCACGCTTCGACTACTACTAAAATTGCTAGAGTAATATACAGTATAAACACTACGGATCCTAAAGGGTCCGTAGAAATGCTGTGGGATGGTGCTACAAATGCAACAGCTTTGTTTTTAGCCGGACAAGGTACTATGGATTTTCAAACACCTGCTATACAAATAACGAATAATGCTACAACACCAACTGGTGATGTGTTGTTCTCCACACACAATTTTGTAAATGGAGACAGTTATTCAGTTGTTTTAGAGGTTAGATAGTATAAATATATACAATAGGGGAAAAGAACAAACATGAAACTTATAAGAGAAGAATTAACAGATGTACAGTTGATTGCTGAAGCTGATGCAAATGGAGATAAAAAATATTCTATTAAGGGTACTTTTATGCAGGCGAACATTAAGAACAGAAATGGTCGTGTTTACCCTATGGAAGTATTAGAAAAAGAAGTAAAAAGATATAATAAAGAATTTATTGACCGTAAAAGAGCTTTTGGTGAGTTAGGACATCCTGAAGGACCAACTGTGAATCTTGAAAGAGTTTCACATATGGTGACAAAGTTAGAAAATGATGGTAAAGGCAATTATTACGGTGAAGCAAAGATTACTGATACGCCATATGGTAAGATTGTTAAAAGTCTTATCAATGAGGGTGCTCAGTTAGGAGTTTCTTCAAGAGGCATGGGCTCTCTGGAGAATAAAGGTGGCACGAATTATGTTAAAAGTGATTTTTATTTAGCGACTGCCGCTGATATTGTTGCAGATCCATCTGCTCCATCCGCCTTTGTACAAGGTGTTATGGAAGGTAAAGAATGGGTTTGGGACAATGGAATATTACACGAAAAGGATATTTCTGAAATACAGAATGAAATTAATCGTGCTAGGCGTGAAGAAAATTCTAAAATAGAAGCACACGCTTTTGAAAAATTTATGCGAAAACTCACAAAATAATAAATAGTTATACGCAAATATCTTATTTCATGAAATAAGGAGAGATAAATGACAGAAGAAAACAAAAGAATTGATGAAGCTCCTAAGGGTGCAGCTGCTCCAAAAGCGGGTGCTGGTAAAGCAGACGCTTTGCAAAAAGCAGGTGACTGGGAAGATTTAGGTCCAGCGGTTGTAAAACCAACAGATAAAAATCCAGACGCTGCTAAAAAGCAAAAAAAGGATAAAAGCGCTCCTACGAAAGGTGCTCCTTCTCCAGAATCGCAAGAAAAGGTTAAGGAATCAAAATCTAAAAAAGAAGATATGCCACCTTGGTTAGACAAAGACAAGAAAAATGGCAATGGTAAAGATGATGAAGATGAGAAGAAAGAACAAGATGATGATGAAAAGAAAAATGGTGAGGACGAGGATGATGTTGAAGAAGCAAAAGTAACAGAATCCAGACCAAAAACTAAATCAGGCATGATTCAAGCTATGTATGACAAATTAAATCTAATGAAAAAAGCGGATATTTCTGCTAAATTTGATAAAATTGTAGCACAGTTTGGAGATGATGATGAAGGTGAAGATGAAAAAGATGATGATGAAAAAGACGTTGAAGCAGCTGCAGCTGTCGAAAAGAAAGAAGCAGTTGAAAAAAGAGTTAAAGATATTGATGTAAAAGATGATGTTGAAGCTCTTGTAAAAGGCGACAGTTCTTTATCAGACGAATTTAAACAAAAAGCCGCAACAATCTTTGAAGCTGCTGTTAAATCAAAAGTAAAAGCTGAAATCGAAAGATTAGAAGGTGAATACGCAACTGAATTAACAGAATCTAAAAAAGAAGTTAAGGATCTATTGGTAACGAAAGTTGACAATTACCTAAACTATGTTGTAGAAGAATGGATGAAAGACAACGAATTAGCAATTGAAAAAGGTATCAAGGGCGAAATAGCGGAAGACTTCATCGGCGGACTTAAACAACTCTTTGAGGATCATTACATTGATGTACCAGATGAAAAGTACGATATCTTGGACGCTAAAGAAAAAGAGATAGACGAGCTTAAATCTAAAGTTAATGAAATGACTGAAAAAGCAGTTGACGATAAGAAACAGATTGATGACTACAGCAAAGAGGACATTTTGGAACATGTAACTTCTGGTCTTGCAGACACAGAAAAAGAAAAAATGAAATCTTTAGTAGAAGACATTAGTTTTGAGGGCGCTGACGAGTACAAAAAGAAACTATCTACAATTAAAGAAAGTTATTTTGGTACAGGTAAATCAGCACCAGAATCAACAGAAAATGTTGATTCAGTTAACACCGATAATGGTAGCACAGTAGATGTTTCAGGTTCAATGAAACGCTATACGGATGCGATTAGTAGGGCAAAAAGTAGAGATATCTACAATAAATAAACTGGAAAAGGGGAAATATACAAATGTATAATTCAGAAAACTTACAGGAAAAGTGGTCGCCGGTTCTTAATCATGCGGATCTACCAAAAATAGATAACCCATATAAAAGAGCGGTAACTTCCATTATCCTGGAAAACCAAGAAAAAGCAGCTAAAGAAGACAAAGCGTTCTTGGGAGAAATTGCGAATGTGACTGGTGACAGCGCAGTAGCAAATTGGGATCCAATCCTAATATCTCTCGTAAGACGAGCTATGCCTAATTTAATTGCTTATGATGTATGCGGTGTTCAGCCAATGACAGGTCCAACTGGACTTATCTTTGCAATGAAATCCAGATATACTTCTAATTCAGGTACAGAAGCGTTATTTAACGAAGCTGATACTTCATTTAGTGGTGGTGGAACTCATAGTGCTACATTAAATCCTGGTCTGATGAATGACACTACTACTAGTGTAACTAGTGGTACTGGTATAGCGACAGCAACTGCTGAAGCTTCTTCATCTTTCGCAGAAATGGCATTCAGTATTGAGAAATCAACTGTAACTGCTATTACAAGACAGCTTAAAGCTGAATATACTATGGAACTTGCTCAAGATTTAAAAGCAATCCACGGTTTAGACGCTGAAACTGAATTGGCTAATATTCTATCTGCTGAAATCCTTGCGGAAATCAATAGAGAAGTTATTAGAACAATTTATGAAAAAGCTAAAAAAGGTGCTAACATCAATACTACTACAAGTGGAACATTTGATTTAGACACAGATTCAAATGGTCGTTGGTCAGTTGAGAAATTCAAAGGACTAATGTTCCAATTAGAAAGAGATGCTAACGTAATTGCACAAGAAACTCGTAGAGGAAAAGGTAATATAATTATCTGCTCTTCTGATGTTGCTTCTGCTTTACAAATGGCTGGTGTGTTAGATTACACTCCTGCATTAAACAACAGTCTTAATGTTGACGATACTGGTAATACTTTTGCTGGTACTGTGAACGGAAGATTTAAAGTATATATTGATCCATATGCAAGTAATAATACTGCGGCTCAATATTATGTTGTTGGTTATAAAGGTACTTCACCTTATGACGCTGGAATTTTCTATTGCCCATACGTACCACTACAAATGGTTCGTGCCGTTGGCGAAAACTCTTTCCAACCAAAAATTGGTTTCAAAACTAGATACGGTCTAATTAGAAATCCTTTTGCGGAATCATCAGCACAAACAACTGGTACTGGAACAGACCAAGCAAATATATATTACAGAATGGTTAAGGTTACAAACCTTATGTAGGATTCATTTCCTCCATGAAATTAGAAGGGCGCTTTACGGCGCCCTTTTTTTTGGCGTATATATAGTTAAGTAGAATAATTTACACACATAAACACACAAAGGAGATTATTATGTCTATAAATAAAAACGCATATGAGATTCGTGCTGATATTCTAAATCAAGCACAAGGTCTTGTAATGACCAAATACGACAAAGACTTTCAAGTATGGGAAAATTCTGTAGCAAGACATCCAGAATCAGGGAACATTCTAGTAACAAAAGATGTGCCTGCATTTCCAACTACTGATGAAATATTAAAAACTGCAAATGAGTTATATTCATTTGTTGATACAAAGTAGTCATATGATAGGGGGCGCTTCGGCGCCCTTTTTTTTGCCTTATAAATAATAATATGACAGATACAACATTAACAAGTAAACAACCAGCTAATTTAGATTATGCTGATCCAACGAAATTTAAGTTTCAGATATCCAAATTACCTACGGTGGAGTTCAATACTACAGCTGTAACTCTTCCCGGTATTTCTTTAGCGGAAATCGTACAACCTACAAGATTACAACAGTTAAGAATACCAGGTAATGATTTAACATTTGAGGATTTAACAGTTACATTTCTTGTTGATGAGGAATTAGCAAATTATCGGGCAATCCATGATTGGATGGGTGGATTAGCACAAATGGATAGTGATGAAAAATACCAAGAATTGTTAGCTGCAAGTGCAGATAGGATGCCTAGGTCTCAAAGTAGGGGTGTTCAAACAGAAGCAGGTAAAGTTTATCCTGCAACACCAGATGGTGCCATTTATTCAGACGCTAAATTGATTGTATTAACAAGTAGAAATATACCTAAAGTTGAAATAACTTTTATAGATTGTTATCCTAAATCTTTGGGTGCGTTAGAATATAATCAAAATGCAACAGATACAGAATATCTTTCAACACAATTAACTTTTGGTTATAAGTACCACGAATATACAACACCGTTTTAAGTAAAAGCTTGCCTTTTTGGCAATTATATGATATAATATAGTTATGAATTTAGAAGAATTACAAAATGAAGTGGATAAGGATTTAAAGATTGATGATACAGAATTGGATGTAGAATCTTTAAACACACCTATATTACATTCAAAATATCTCAAACATTTTTCAACATATACTCTTATGCTTAAAAAAGCAGAAGGTGAATATTCTCAATTATATAAAAGTAAATGGTTGTTTTATACTGGTAAAGCGGACCCCGAAGAATATAAGAATAGTGATTTTCAATTAAAA